CTTGTATCTAGCAAATTGAACGAAGCTCTAGAAGTTAACATTGAAGACGCAAAGGTAGCCCGTACTTATGTGATCCGAGAGTTACTAAAGCACAGTCAGCAGAGTAGTGACGCGTTAGCGATTAGATCATTAGAACTAATAGGAAGATCCGTTGGAATGTTTACAGATAAAGTTGAAACAAAAGATACAACTGTTAGTACTGAGAGGTTAAAAAAAGAATTAGATGATACGTTGAAAGAGTTTGATGAAAACTTTGTACAGAGTTCTAACAAGATTAATTGACAGAAAAAACTAGTGTCGCCAACCATAACCCCACCCATCCCCATCCCCCCTGTACATATGCACACACACCCTCACATATACAGAGTAATTTACACATTCAATCAGGTAATTTTCAAGTGTCAACAGCAGGGTACCCTTTGTTTAGACAATTGTGTGAGAGGTTTACGGGTAAAACTTGGGATTTAGTTGGAAAAAAGTGATTTTTTTAGGGTGGGGGGTATATTTTTTTGAAATTGACGTTTAGGCAGGAGATGGTTCTGGAGTTTATCAAGGCTTTTATTAAATATCATGGATTTGCTCCATGTTTGAATGAGATAGCCCAGGGTATAGGTTTAAGAAGCAAAAGTAATATTCATAGAATTGTACATAGCTTACAGAAAAAGAAGTTAATTAGTATGAATCCTTTGAAAGCTAGGTCTATTAAGGTTAAGAAATAATGCTAAAAACAAGAATCCATGTGAATCAGCATGTAATAAAGGCAAATAGAAAGAATAAAGAGAATAATCCTGTTATTACAGTGAAAAATAGCAGAAGTAATACTTATGGTCACACAATAAAGATTGATGGGCAGTGTGAGGTTATATACAGACCAGATAAACCTCTTAGTTGTGGCGCTCATGTATGGATAGAGACAAAGGGTAAAGTTGAAGTGGATGGTAAAATTGTAAATGAGTGATCTTCTTACTAGAGATGAATTAGAGAGGTATAAGACTGCTTTATATGGTCTTCCTGACGGTTCTCCTGAGATAGGGAAGATATGGGAGTTACTTAGAGCGCATAAGAAGGCTTTATCTAGGGATTCATTTCTACCTTTTGTTAAGAATGTGTGGGCTTCATTTATTGGTGGTAGCCATCATAAGATTATGGCAGATGCATTTGAAAGGGTTGCTAATGGTGAGCTTAAGAGACTTATTATTAATATGCCGCCCCGCCATACCAAATCAGAGTTTGCTAGTTATTTATTTCCAGCATGGTATTTAGGAAAGTTTCCAGAAAGAAAGATTATACAGACTGCTCATACTGCCGAGCTTGCAGTGGGTTTTGGCAGGAAAGTGCGTAACTTAGTGGGTTCTGCTGACTATCAACATTTGTTTAATGTAAAGTTATCGGCAGATTCTAAGGCCGCTGGTAGATGGAATACAGACAAAGGCGGTGATTACTTTGCTATTGGGGTTGGCGGAGCGGTCACTGGTAAGGGTGCTGATGTTCTGATAATAGATGACCCTCATTCAGAGCAAGAGGCCATGCAGGGGAGTCCTCAGGTCTATGAGAGGGTATATGAGTGGTATTCTTCTGGTCCTAGACAGCGTTTGCAACCTGGAGGATCTATTGTTGTGGTAATGACCAGATGGTCTAAGAAAGACTTAACTGGGTCTATAGTACATAATTCTATTACCAGGGATTCTGATGAGTGGGAAGTTATTGAACTGCCCGCCCTGCTTCCATCTGGAAAACCTTTGTGGCCTGAATTCTGGAAAGTCGAAGAACTGGAAGCAATACGCTCAGAGATTCCGGTAGCAAAATGGGAAGCCCAATATCAACAAAACCCGACTTCTGAAGAAGGAGCAATAATCAAAAGAGATATGTGGCAGATGTGGGAAAAAGATGATCCACCTCCTTGTGATTACATTATCCAAAGTTGGGATACAGCGTTTGAAAAAAATAACAGGGCAGACTATTCAGCTTGTACTACATGGGGAATCTTTTACAAGTCAAACGAAGATGGAGATGATATAGCCAATGTTATCTTGCTGGATGCTTTTAAAGCGAGAATGGAGTTTCCTGAATTAAAGTCAACGGCATATGAATTTTTCCATCAATGGCAACCTGATACGCTAATCGTTGAGAAAAAAGCGGCAGGAGCGCCTCTAATTTATGAAATGAGAAAAACAGGTATTCCGATTTCGGAGTATACACCTTCAAAAGGTTCGGATAAAATAGCTCGTATAAACGCTATTTCAGATCTTTTTGCCTCTGGATTGATATGGATACCAGATAAAAGATGGGCAGAAGAAGTTGTAGAAGAAGTAGCATCATTTCCAAATGGCGATCACGACGACTTGGTTGACTCAACCAGCCAAGCTTTACTAAGGTTCAGACAAGGCGGTTTTATTAAAACCCCTACAGATGAGCCAGAATCACAATTTACTGCTAGAAAGGCTAAGTACTACTAATGGCTATCGAAAAATCACTAGAACCGCTCGTACCAGCGGAAATGGAAATCGAAATAGAAATCGATCCAGAAGAGGAAGAGGTAGAAGTAGAAATCGAGATAAAACCTGTAACATTTCAGGAAAACTTGGCAGAATCTCTTGAATCTGGGGTACTAGACGAAATATCCGAAAACACATTATCAAACATCAGAACTGATCTCGATTCCAGAAAAGAATGGGAAAGAACCTATGCTGACGGGATCAAACTGTTAGGTTTGAAAATAGAAGAAAGAACAGAACCTTGGGATGGAGCCTGCGGTGTATTTCACCCTGTATTATCCGAGGCAGTTGTAAAATTCCAATCAGAGACAATTATCACAACATTTCCTGCATCGGGTCCGGTAAAAACCCAAATCGTAGGAAAGATAGACGTAGAAAAACAAGAAGCGGCAAATCGTGTTCAGGAAAGCATGAACTACGAACTCACGGAAAAAATGCCAGAGTATCGTAGCGAACATGAAAGACTTTTGTGGTCTTTACCGATTGCTGGTTCCGCTTTCAAGAAAGTGTACTTTGATCCAAGTCTAAACAGACAGGTTGCAATATTCGTGCCAGCAGAAGATATCATTGTTCCTTACGGAGCATCTGACTTAGAATCTTCTCCTCGTATTACGCACAGAATGAAAAAGACAGAAAACGAGTTACGAAAGTTAATGTCTATGGGATTCTATATGGATATAGAATTACCGGATCCTGAAAATATAAAGACAGAGATTGAAAAAAGACAAGATCAGGAAACAGGATATTCCGCTGTAAAAGACGAAAGATTTACAGTTTATGAGTGTCATTGTGAACTAGATCTTCCAGGATATGAAGACCAGAAAGATGGAGAAAACACACAGATTGCATTGCCATATGTAGTCACGTTGTTATCCACAGGTGAAGTGCTAGGAATCCGTAGAAATTATCTGGAAAATGACTCCGTCAAGAAAAAGAGAATGCATTTTGTACACTATCCTTATGTGCCAGGATTTGGTTTTTATGGATTTGGGTTGATTCATTTGGTAGGAGGTTTTGCAGAATCAGCAACTTCTATCCTAAGACAACTGGTAGATGCCGGAACATTATCCAATTTACCGGGAGGATTTAAATCAAAAGACTTGCGAGTAAAAGGAGATGACACCCCAATTGCTCCGGGCGAGTTTAGAGACGTAGACGTAACGGGTTTAACGATAAAAGAATCTATTGTTCCGTTGCCTTACAAAGAGCCGTCTGGAACATTATTTCAATTGCTAAATCAAATAATTGAAGAGGGCAGAAGATTTGCCTCAGTAGCCGACTTGAAAGTCGCAGATATGTCAGGGCAGACCCCTGTAGGAACTACTCTAGCAATCCTAGAGCGAACACTAAAGGTTATGACAGCCGTTCAGGCTCGTGTTCATAGTGCAATGAGACAAGAATTTAAACTTCTTGCAAATATCATTCGTGATTATACGCCACCAATTTACAAGTACGATGTAAGCGGATCTAAATTTGCCAAAATGACAGATTACGATTTAGTGGAAGTGATTCCTGTATCAGATCCAAATGCAAGTACAATGGCGCAAAAAGTAGTTCAATATCAGGCCGCTTTGCAATTAGCTCAAGGCGCTCCAGATATTTATAATTTACCGTTATTACATCGTCAAATGTTAGAGGTTCTGGGAATCAAGGAGGTTCAAAAGATCGTTCCTCTTGAGGAGGACTTCAAGCCTACAGATCCTGTCGGTGAGAATATGGCGATGTTAAAAAATAAGCCAGTAAAAGCATTCCAATATCAGGACCATGAAGCACATATCAAAACACATATGAATATGGCTCAGGATCCAAAGATACGAGAAATTGTAGGTCAAAGTCCAAATGCGGGTGCGATACAAGCGGCAGTACAGGCTCATATCGCAGAGCATATTTCTTTCCAATATAGAGTCGAAATAGAGAAAATGATGGGTGTTCCACTACCTCCAGAAGACGAAAGGTTACCGGAGGACGTAGAGGTAGAACTGTCCAGAGTGGTTGCTTTGGCCTCTGATAAGTTATTACAAAAAGATCAGGCAGAAGCACAACAACAACAAGTTCAACAACAATCAGAAGATCCTGTCATTCAGATGCAAAAAGCAGAGCTTGCACTCAAACAAGCTCGATTCGAGCATGACAAAGCTATGGATGAAGCAGAACTTAACCTTAAATCTCAAGAAGCAGTTGCAAAAGATGAAAGAGAAAATAAGAGAATCGATACGCAAGCAGAGATTGAAGGAGCTAAGATTGCTCTCGATAGCATAGAGGCAGAGCAAAAGATTCAAGAAGAAAGAGAAAAAGATGAAAAACAAGACTTTAAGGAGGGTGTAAGAATTGGACTTGAAAGAGCTGATACTAACTCAGATCAGAAATGATCAGAATAGTATAAAAGATTCCTTAATCCACAAAGCTGTTGATAGAGAGGTCTATCTTTTAGGAGTGGGTGAGATTAAAGGTTTGCAACGTGTAATTAGATTACTGGAGGATTTACCTGATGAGTGAAAAAGAAAACGAGGCATTACAATTGCCTGAACCGAAAGGCTATAAAATTCTTATAGCGATCCCAAAGATCGACGATAAGTTTGAAAACTCTCGGATTGTTCGTGCTGGTTCGCACAAAAAAAGAGAGGAGACAGCCTCAATCGTTGGTTTTGTAACAAAACTTGGTTCAATTGCTTATAAAGATGAGGATAAGTTTCCTGACGGGCCTTGGTGTAAAGAAGGAGACTTTATCATTATGAGAGCATATTCTGGCACTAGATTCCTTGTTCAAACTAAAGAAGGAGAGCAAGAATTTAGATTAATTAACGATGACATGGTGGAAGCGGTTGTCGCTGATCCACGAGGCATAACTCGTGCATAAGGAGAAAAAATGGAAGCGCAAGAAAATAACTACGAAGTAGAAGAAGATGTACAAGAAACACAAGAAGTCGAAGCATCTCAGGAAGATGATATTGAAGTTATAGATGATACCCCGGAAGAAGACCGAGGTAAAAAACATCTAGGAGATGTAGATATCCCTGATGATGAGGTATCTCAGTACAGTAGTAATGTACAAAAGAGGATCAATCAATTAAAACGAGCTTATCACGACGAAAGAAGAGATAAAGAAAAGTCTTTAAGAGAGCAACAAGAGGCTATAAATTATGCCCAAGCGGTCGCTGAACAAAATAAAGCGTTGCAGGAAAAACTTTCTAAAGGAGAAAGTGTTCTTCTTGAGAGTCACAAAGATCGGGTTTCGGCAAGAATGGCGCAAGCGGAGAAAGAATATAAAGATGCTTACGAA